TTATTACACTCCAGAAGTTGATGCAGAACGAGTGATTGAAGACATTATCAATTATGATATTGATGATGAAATAGCTGGGTGGACTTGTGATTATTTATCAAATGTTAAGACTGAACATATTGATGAGCTAAGCGCAGCTTTAACAAAGGTATTCCGTGATTGGGAAAAGAAATATGGCTATAAAAATAAAGGTCATGTGGTTTTAGAAACAAAATCGTACCCTGTTGATAGCAAAGGCAGGCTTATTGTAGTGTAAATACTGATTATATTTAATTATTTCTTATGAAGCTGGTATACAAATTCGGACTAAAACAAAATCTACAGTAAAAGGGGGAAACATATTTGAATGAATATGATATTGAGAAAATCACAAGATTGGCCACAGAGGTGGCAACCAAAACGTACTATGAATTAGCCAAACAGGAAAATGCTCAACTAGGTCGTAAACTTCGACACAACACGATCAAGTTATTAAAGCATTACAGTCAGCTACAGTCATATGTAGACAATGCTATCTCGGATTCGACACAAGCCGAGGATATATGGCTCAATGAACTGTTAGTTGATATGTTTGACGACAACAGCATAGTAAGGGTAAATGCTATTGTTAAGAGCAAAGAAAAAACCGCATTGATGATGCGTCATGTAAACAATATGTTAGACATCTATGCTGAGAAATGCAGTGAGAAACAGTTTAAATACTGTGAATGCGTTCGACGTTATTATATTGATGGCGAAACATTAGAAGAGATTGCTGAATCATTCCCTGAAAAGCCTGATGTACGTACTATTCATAGATATATTGCAAGGGGAATAGAAGAACTATCTGTACTTCTATGGGGAGTGATAGGGCTCAATACAAAATTGTCATAAAACTGTCATAGACATGTCATTCTTGACAATTTATAATGATAGTGTGAGTTAATAGGAAAACGAATACTCTATCTCTCAACGACACAGTGAAACCTAGAACACTAAAACGAAAAGACCACTTAATCTATATGGTTAGGTGGTCTTTTTATATGCAAATTTAAGGAGGCGAGGTGAATACGATTGACTGATGTGTATTGTGAAAAGAGACGATGCTTAAACAACGTTAAGGGTTGGTGCAAAGCTAATGGCATTCATATTGATCATATGTGTAAATCGTATGCACCCTCACATTCTTTAATCAAAACTAAAACAGCGAAGGTTCATAAAGACCGCGGTAAGTTTAAACAAAATAAAGGCGTGTTTAAGTAGCCATGAGGGGAGATAGTGGCCGCAATAAAAACAAATTTTAAATTATTACACGATTTGTTGAGTTTTTGAATAAAAATTTTTATGGGTCCTTCTGGAGAAAAATGAAACCGTGCGGTGGCCGAGACCCCAAAATTTGCCTAGATTTTAATTTTTTTATGGCCTTGCTAGTGATACAGGTAATGAAAGGAGGCTGATTGATAAGTGAAAATTACAGATGATTTGAAAACAGCAACAGCCTCTCAGTCGAACTTGGCAAAAGCACTTGGGCTCTCGCGTCAACGTGTTTCGCAACTGCTCCAAGAAGGGGTTTTAGCAACGGATGAAAAGAACCAAATTCTGGTTATCAAATCCGTTATCAATTATGTCAAATATAAGGGCCAATCTTCTGCTGAAGAGGAAAGCAGTTCCGATGATGCGATATTCGAGGTTGAAAAGGCCAAGAATGAACGTGCGAAACGCAAGATTGCTGAGTTGAAGCTAGCCAAAATGAACGGCGAAGTGTACTCAGCAGATACTGTAGAACAGGTTATGACAGAAATGCTTGTGAATTTGCGTACACAATTATTAGGATTGCCAACAAAACTGGCTCCACAATTACAGAATGTAACAAAAGAGGAAGCATATAACCTGTTAACTCAAGAAATCGAGGACAAATTATCAGAATTAAGTGAATATACGCCGTCATTATTCATGGATAGCGATGATTTAGACGACGATAAAGCGCCAAATTAGGCGCTTTTTTAATGCAAAAAAGGAGGTGATAGCATGAAAACGGCAAAAGAATTGTGGCAATACGTCTCTAAAATGGGTCTAAAACCACTACCAAAAACCAGTGTTAGCCAATGGGCTGACGATTATCGCATGCTATCACAAGGCCTTTCTGCTGAACCAGGGCGTTGGAAAACGAGTAGAGCGCCATATCAAAAGGATATTATGGATGCTTTCACGCAACCTGGTATCAATCGTGTAGTGGTTAAGAGCGCCAGTCAAGTGGGAAAATCAGATATCATGAATAATGTCCTAGGGCGATACGCTCATCTTGATCCATGTGCGGTGATGATGATTCAACCGACTATCGAATTGGCTCAAGATTATTCAAAATCTCGTATTTCTCCAATGATCCGTGATACAAAAGTACTATCACAGGTATTCTATGAAACGAAATCTGAAGACGGTGCCAAAACAAGAGATGGTAAGAACACAATCTTATCTAAGTTATTCCCTGGTGGTCGTCTTATTATGTGTGGGGCGAACAGTCCGGCAGGATTGGCATCACGTCCTGTGCGTGTGCTACTTGCGGACGAAGTAGACCGATTCCCAGATAGTGCCGGTACAGAAGGTGACCCAGTAGACCTTGCTGCCAAACGTATGACAACATTCTGGAATAGAGTTATGGGGCTATTCTCCACGCCAACTAATGAAGGTAGCTCACGAATCGATGTAGAGTATCAAACAGGTACGCAAGAAGAGTGGCAACATGAGTGTCCTAATTGTGGTGAGTATCATTTGATACGACATACTGAGATGGAATGTGAGACAGAGGAACATAAGGACACTAAAGGCCGGAAGATTGTAGTAGTTAGTGATGTGAAATGGCGGTGTCCAGATTGCGGATCTACATTCTCTGAAGACGAAATGCGGAAAGTCCCTCAAAAGTACATATCGAAAAACCCAGCTGCGTTGCATAATGGCATACGCAGTTTTTTTGTGAATGGATTCACGTCTCCGTGGCTCACATGGAATGACATAATGAGGGAATGGCTAGAGGCAAAAGGTGACCCTACACGTGAAAAAGTAGTTATGAATACTCGTTTTGGTGAATCATATGCGCAACAAGGTGCATTCGAAGACTATCAACAATTCATTAGGCGCCGTGAGAAGTACGGCGCAGACCTTCCGGACGGTGTGTTACTGCTAACTGGTGCCGTCGATACACAAGACAACCGGTTAGAGTATGAAATCACCGGTTGGGGGTACGGTGAAGAATGTTGGGGGATCTGTAAGGGTGTTATCTTAGGAGAACCTGATAATAAAGCGACATGGGATGCACTTGATGCGGTACTTGATAAGGTGTACCGATTTAAGAACGGAACAGGGCTTAAAGTAGCACGTGCTTTCATTGACTCCGGCGGTCACTACACGTCAAAAGTATATGAATACTGTGAAAAGAACTTCAGCAAGCAACGATTTGCCATCAAAGGTACGGCCGGAACACCTGGCATACCGTTAAATTATAAGATTGGTAAAGCATCTGGAAGCAAGATTCCACTTGTCATGCTAGGTGTAGACGATGGGAAACAACAGGTAATGAACCGATTGGCCATCGATGAACCTGGCGATAAGTACTTTCATTTCCCTTTGGATGAAGAATTCCTAGGAACTAGAGGGTATGACGAGTTGTATTTCAAAGGGATCATTTCGGAACACAAGAAGAAAGTAAAACGTAAGGGCGTTATCCATGAAATATGGGAACCTACTGCAGGGGTTCGTAATGAACCTTTGGACTTACGTGTATATAACCTAGCGTGTATGAACTCAATACATCCTGATTGGAATAGATTGGCGGAAGTAGTTAAAGGTGGAGGCCATTCCACTACAGCAGTAACTACTCAACGAAAGAAACCAATGCGGAAACGTGTTCGCAGAGCTAGTAAAGCAGCAGATATTTAGGAGGATGTATGGCAACTAGTTATTCAAGTAAGCCAAGGCTAATTGATGTCCGGTTAGAGTGGTACGTCAAGGCTGAGGAAGCAATATTGACTGGCCAAAGCTATACAATCGGAAATCGGACTCTTACAAGGGCAAATTTAGCAGAGGTAAGAAAAATGATTGATGATTTAGTGGCAAGAGGCGCCAAATTACCTGGTATGGATACCGATAATGGACGTGGAAACCGGTCAAAAAGGGTAGTTTTTAGAGATTAGGAGACTAAAATGGCGAGAAAAAACAAGAAATTTAGCGCTAAAATAGGCACTCCGAGGGCTAAAAATAGCGGATATAGTGAGGGAGGAGCCTCTCATAATAACAAATCATTGAAGGGATATAACCCTAGAAAACTGGGTTATAAGGCTGATATTGGTGCAAATCTATCAACTTTACGTGACAGATCCGCAGATTTAGCCATCAATACACCAGTCGGAACGGCTGCAATCAATACGAGTACTACTCATACAGTAGGTGCAGGTCTCAACGTGTTCCCTAGACCTAAGTTTCAAATCTTGGGAATCAGTGCAGAGGAGGCTAGAGCATGGGCTCGTAAGGTTCGCGCTGAGTTTGACTTATGGGCAGAGTCAAAAGACTGTGATATTTATCGAAAAAACAATTTATATGATATGCAAAGCATAGCATATCAAGGATATCTCACAGATGGTGATAGTTTTGCGGTATTTAGACGTAAGCCGACAACACCAGATATGCCGTATACGTTGCGCCTTCAATTAATTGAAGGTAATCGTGTAAGTAATCCGCTTACTGATTCCACATATGTTACAGGCGACCCAACTGGCGTTGAAGCGCTTAACCAAGATAATGGGAACCGCATATTGAATGGTGTAGAAATCGATACTGACGGTGCTATTGTAGCCTACTGGGTATCTAATCAAGTACCTGGCGAACCAATTACAAGCGTGTTAACGACATGGGCAAGGGTTGAAGCATACGGCAAGCGTACAAGCATTCCGAATGTACTGCAAATTAGTAATGATACTAGACCAGAGCAGTATAGAGGAGTTCCTTATTTGGCTCCAGTTATTGAAACGCTAAAGCAAGTGTATCGATATACAAATGCAGAGCTTACATCGGCTATTATTAAATCGTATTTTGCGTTATTCTTTACGGAAGCCGTGACTAATTCAGGTTCATTAAATGATATGTTGGCCGACAATGGTGTTGATGATCCAACGGAACCAGTAGTCGATGTATCAGAATACAATTTAGGACCTGGCACATTAAATGCCTTACCTAAAGGTGTGGATGTAAAAAGTGTTGATGCTTCCAATGCTCAATCTACTTTTGAAGTATTTAGTACCCAACTCATCAAACAAGTAGGTGCTGCACTTAACCAGCCTTACGAAGTATTGATGAAGAACTTTAACTCTTCGTATTCTGCAAGCCGTGCAGCAATGTTACAGGCTTGGGAAGAATATAAACTACGTCGCAAGTGGTTCGCTCGTGACTTCTGCCAACCAATCTATGAGGTATGGTTAATGGAAGCAGTAGCGAACGGCCGAATTGAAGCGCCTGGTTTCTTTGATGATCCATTAATTC